GAGGTCGGCATCCTCGTTAGCAATTGGGTGAAGCACCAGCTCCTTAGCCAGTGCCGCCATTGCTGTACCTGCGGAATCTCCAATCGTAATCTTACTAGTATCGGTACTCCCAGCAGGAATAGCGACCTGTAGATTGCTGACGGTTGATTCGGCAAGAGGTACAACGGCAGTCAGCTTCTCACCAATAAGCACCTTCTCGACTACAGTATTACCGTATTTGTCAACGGAAACATCGTGATACTCTGGTGCGTAAGTTACAATAACCCCGCCCTTGGTGTGACCCAAATCAGTGAGGTTGAAAGTAACACTACAAACACCTAACTTTACATTTGTTATGTCTGCGGCCAATTTAATTCACCTCCTTCGCTTTATCTTTACCTAGTAAACCTAGTAATTCGGCCCTAGTAGTTTTGAAATTTGTACTCTTAGTATACTTCCTTGAATTACAGCTCTTACATAGTGGCTGTATGTTTTCTATCCAATCCGAGCCGCCTTTTACCAATGGAATTATGTGGTCTTCAGTTAGTTTAATCTTAGGCTCTGTCTTACCACAAGCAGGGCAGGTGTAGCCGTATTGTCTTTTGAGCAATTCCCACTCACCTTGAGTATGGCTACCCTCTGCTCCTAAAAGTCTTGCTCTCCGTCTTGCATTTAGAAATAGCTTCCTCTTATATGTTGTAATTCCGCCTTTCCAGAAAGGGCTGTCTTTCCCCCTTCGGGCAGAGTTGCTCATCTTCTTTTTAGTCTCCTTTGAGGCTTTCTTGCCCTTATGAGCCAAACTCATTCTCTTTCTAGCCCCTTTGGAGTGGTTTTTCCCAGACATGCCGCCACCATTTCTGGCTTTTGCAGCCGTACTCATCTTTCCCCTCGTCTTCTCAGAGGCTTTTTTACCTTTATTCCATGCTGTCTGTCCTTTTCTAAACATATTATTTCCCCTCCTTACCCGCCAGTTTCAGTATCTCTGCTTTTGTAGTACGAAAGTTTATGCGATTCATCGTATTGCAGGTCGGGCATTTAATCTCCAACCTACCTGCGTAAATATACTCAAGAGCCAATAGACCCCGACACTTAACGCAACGAAACTCTCTGTAAGACTGTCCATCTGATTTTATCACAAATTACCTCCTAATTAACGCCCGTATGTTAATACTAAACTCGTCACGCTCAGTTTTATCACGCCCAATATGGGCTGGCTCCCCCATCAGCGCTAGGTAGTAGAAGTAGTTGCTTCCCGTTACTAGATTCAGGTTGGCCTCTCTATGAAGAAGGGCAACAATCTCATCAACTTTATCCTTGCCGTCACTATAATTAGAGCTTCTCACAAAGATTTGAAAGGTTGGAGAAGCTGTCGGTAGATAAACATCAGGCTCAAACCCACCTGTATCATAAACCACAACCACATCGTCAGGGCTGTCGGGCAAATAAGCCTCAAAAAGGTCTGTCCTTTTTGTGCCGATGCCGTTATCTTCTAGGTATGTCGCTATGTCGTCAATTGGTTTTCCTGCCATTATTTCAATCCCCTCTGTACTCTACTACCAATCTTCTCCAAGAATAAACTCTTATTATTCTTCATCGGGTCTTCTAGGTACTTGCCCTTTCTACCCCTCTGGAAGCGATACTCAGGGTGCTCGTGGACTCTAACAGCGTAGGGAGTATCATAACTAACCGCCGTCTCTGAATCGCCCGTAGAAACCTTACCAGTCGATTTAAGATGTCCTGTATCAATTGGCACTTGCTTATCAGCTAACCCCAGTAACTGCTCCCCTGCGTCACCTGTGCCCTCTGTGGCGAGCTTTTCTACCAGAGCTGGCATCTTACCCATCTTTTTATCAAAATCCGCTGTATCCCATTCTATGCCCACACTCATATCTTACGCTTTAGCGTGGTTTTTATGTATCTCTCACGAGTAGCATCTTTGGGCTTCTCCAAGGCGACTACCCGATATGAGATGTCACTGTATTCGAGCTTATCGTTAATACTCAGGCTAGTAGCCTCGGTGGGCAGGTAACAAACTGCGTCTGCTTGGACTTCCGCACCCTTGGAATCAATAATCATTATTGATTTCAAGAGAAACCTACCCTTGTAAGCAACACTAGCGGAGAAGGTATCCCTACCATACGCATCTACTGACGGCGTTGGATACACAAGTACTGTGTCTCTCATAAGGTGTTTTATGTTAGTAACCTCCCTTTCCTACTCATAATACCCTTTAAGATTAACCTTGCCTTTGGAGCAATCAGCCTTTCTGCTCCCGCCTTCACGCTGTAGTTATAATCAGCAATTCTCTCTGAGTCTTTGTCAGTTGCTCCTGAGAAAAATTCAATCCCCTTATCAATAACATACTGTAATTGAGCAGCAGTTGCTCTTTTAACCGCTTCTGGGATTGCCTTGTAATAGATAGCTTCCCCACTGACCGTTTTGGAGAAGACATCCTTAACACGGGGGAATTTACCTAGCTGCCTAATCCGATAAACGGAGGTCGAATCAATCGCACTAGAAAAAGCAGCATTAACGGTTATCTCATTGACTGTCCTATCAGAAGAAGAAATCCTGCGTGTTTCTCCTACATTAGTACCTGCTACTATCTCGACTTCGCAGTAGTTGAAGTAATTATCGTTGTAATTAAGCGGGGTATCGCTGGAAGTGTCAATTAAAGTAGTGGTTGTCCCAGCAGTCGCCATTCCCTCTAGCTCCACCCTGATATGCTTGCGCTGGGGGCCGACATAAGCATCAATCATTTCCTCAGCTTGTGAGATTTGGTCGTCTGCCTCATCACTATCACTGATAATGATGTCTGCGTATTCTTCCGCCTCAGCATTTGTTAAGTATCTTCGTCTTGAGCTCATAATTTATCACCTCGCTCTCTATTATATCACTATTCTCAGCAAACTACCTTCCTCGATTGTCGGTGTATCTTCTGAGGGTCAGGAGTATACCAATCAGGCTTTGCGTCACTTTGCCAATCTACATCCTCCTTCGCATACCACGGGCACTTGGCCCCAACGATGTTGGCTGACCTCTCTGAGCCAACGCTAACTCCAGTTATCCGAGCGGCTCTGCTCGATACCGCCTCAACTTTACCGTGTATCCTAGCATCTCTTTCGGAGACTTCTCCAACACCTGTTATGGTTGCGCTTCTTTCGCTACTGTCGGTATCCTCACCTCGTATTTGTGCTGCCCTCTCGCTGTAAGCTGCCACACCTGTAATTGTTGCAGACCTATCAGACTCGCTTGTATCCTCACCTGTTACTCTTGCGTCTCTTCCGCTCGCAATACCGTATCCAGTAATCCTAGCCGACCGCTCTGAGCCAAAGCTGATACCAGTTATCCGAGCATCTCTAGTACTGTCGTCAGTATCTTTACCTGTTACGCGCGCGCCCCGCGTACTCTGAGCCGCCACTCCTGTTATCCGTGCGCCTCTTTCGCTGTTGGCAGCACTCTCTCCAGTTACTCTTGCATCCCTAGCAGAGCTACCAGTGTCCTTACCAGTTATTCTAGCGTCTCTACTGCTGCTGCCTGTGGTTTTACCAGTAATCCTTCCGTCTCTTTCGCTTGTTACTGCTTTACCAGTAATCCTAGCTTCCCGCACCGAATTACCAGTTGCCTCACCATGTATTCTCGCCTCTCTGACGCTATTAGCAGTTGTCTGCCCCAGTATTCTTGCATCTCTGGTACTTTGAGTCGTATCTTGGCCTTTAATCCCTGCATCCCGCTCTGAATTACCAGTATCCCTACCGTGTACTCTAGCTTCCCTCTCACTATTTGCTGTATCCTTACCTGTAATCCGTGCGTCTCTCTCGTCTGTAAATGTCTTTCCAGCAATTCGGGCACTTCTCGAAGAGTTAGCGGTGTCCTTACCAGTAATGCGTGCCTCACGGGTGCTGTTGGCGGTTGCTTTTCCTGTGATTCTGGTCGCTCTTTCACTATTAGCGGTGTCCTCACCCCGTATTCGTGCTGCCCGCTCACTGTTTGCCGTATCTTTACCCGTTATTCGGGCTTCCCTCTCACTATTGGCAGCATCTTTACCCGTTATCCGAGCATCACGAGCTGAGTTATCTGTATCCTTACCCGTTATCCTTGCGTCTCTTACACTTGGGAATACTCCTCCAGTAATACGAGCGTCTCTTTCAGAAGTAACAGCTACTCCAGTAATTCGGGCTTCCCTGCTAGAGTCTCCTGTGGTTTTACCGTGAATCCTGGCACTCCTATTAGAGTGTATAGCGACCTTACCGTGTATCCGTGCTTCCCTAGTGCTGTCGGCGGTAGTCTTACCTGTTACCCTCGCCTCTCTAACGCTGTTAGCGGCTATCTTACCCGTAATTCTTGCTTCTCTGGTATCGTTGGTGGCTACCTTACCTGTTACCCTCGCAGACCGCTCATCATCAGTGGTGTAATCGGCGGGCTTCTCAGCATCGCCAAGGGTGAAGAAATCGGCAGGAGCATTTTGGTTATTGTAGTTAGTTGTTAACCAATCAGCATCTCTATCTGTTGCGTGGATACGGGCCTCGTCAATCCCCGCATTAAGATAAGAGGCCGACCAAACATTAGCAGGGCCGAATCTTTTAACCTGGGAGTCTGAAGCAGTAATGCTAGTAGGAGTACCAAACTTAGTTGTCATCTCCTTATTAACATTATTTATCTTGCAGGTAGTAGTATCGGTTGTGCTATTCCACTGGATAACTAGATGACACCATTCATCTAATGGGAATAAGTTATT